TCCAGATCCTGTAGATGCGTTGAAGGAGTGGACAAAGAAAACATGGACTATGCGAGACGAAGAAGGCAACACTATTCCTGTGTTGCAGGTTGAACCTGACAGTTGGGATCCGAGTGATGCGAGGCCTGGGTTGTATTGGAGAATAGAAAATTTTTCGGTAAATAACAATGTTAGTTCAGCGATGTATTGGCTGACGTTTAATATTGTAGGCCATCTTGTGGCGGCAGATCCATCTGTAAGAAGGACATGGTTGAGGATTGTAGCAGAGAGGTTAGGGGATGTTCGGAGGATACCTGTAAACACTGAGACTGAGCTGGTAATAATTGGCTTTAGCGTAGTGATGGACAGAGATCCTTTAACGATTGGACAGATAAGCGTGCAAGCTGAGATGGGTATGCTGAGAGGTAAAGAGGTACAGCCGATACTTGATAAGGTGGAGGTGTCTGGAGACGTGACATTTAGGATAGCCAAGGAGGTGTAGGGAATGGCAAAAACGCAAGAGACTCAGCCTGAGATAAAAGAGGTTGAGCCTGTTTATAGCATGGAAGATTTTATTAGCAATGCATCGGCTTTAGGCGTTAAACCAGAAGCGATTATTGGTGCTTTGACAATGGCTGGGGTGAAAGAAGCAACCCGCTCCCAGATGGAGCGGTATTTACAAGATTTTCTCAGAAAAGAGGTGTAGAGAATGGCAGGAATTGTATTTCGTAGTGGCGAGCAAAAAGTAAGGCCTGGAGTATATATTCGTGTACAAAACGTAGGGCAACCTGTCGTACCAGCTTTACCTAATGGAATTGTAGCGGCAGTCTTTAGAAGTAATTGGGGGCCGATACAGACACCGACGGTGATTGAGACGGCAGAGGTAATAAGTGAGAAGTTCGGAGTAAGTGCCAGTTTAGATATGCTCCAAGAGGCGTTTAGAGGTGGCTGCAAAAAAATTGTAGGTGTGCGTGTTGGTGGAGCAGGAGCTCCAGCTCAGGTTACGTTAACAGATAGTAATACTACTCCAGCGCAAGTGGTAAAAATTACCACGAAATATCCAGGCACGAGGGGTAATAATTTCACCGTTACAATAAGGGATTCGTTGGCATCTACAAATATGAAGGAGTTTTTACTGTTTGAAGGTAGCACGCAGTTATTGAAGCTGACATTTGCTAAAGGTACGTCTGAGCCTACTAATTTGGTTACGGTTATAAATGAGTCTGGCAACCCGTATGTGGTAGCTGAGAAGCTTGCAGATGGTAATGGTACAGTGAAGAATGTGTCTAATACCGCATTGCAGGGTGGAACAGATCCGACAATTACAAATGAAAATGTCTTATCAGCGTTGACTACACTTGAAGCAGAGGATTGGAATGTTCTGGTAGTTGACTCGGAAGATGTTACGCTGTTTGCATCTATACAAGCATACATTGATAGGGTGCGAGAAAGTGGTAAGAGGGTTATGGCGGTGTTAAGCCAGCCGACTACCATTGATTTAGTTACAAGGTTAGCTACAGCAAGAAGCTTTAATGATCCAGCTATCGTGTTTGTGTTGAACGGGTTCGAGTACTCTGACGGTAAAGTGGTAGAAGGGTATAAGGCCGCAGGAAGAGTGGCAGGGATGATTGCAAGTGCGGATATTACAGAGAGTTTGACACATGCAGTGGTGAGTGGAGCAGTAGCAGTAAAAGGTGCATTATCGAATACCGATATTGAGAACGCCATTAATAATGGTGCAATAGCGTTTACTTATAATGCTCAAAAGCAGGTTCAGATTGAGCAGGGAATTACAACGTTTATTACACCTACGGCTGACATGGACATGGGCTGGAGGAAGATAAGGCGAGTGCGTACAAGAGACGCACTAATTGATAGAATTTCGGCCACATGGGACAGTTTGGTTGGTAAAATAAATAATGATAAGAATGGAAGAGCTACGTTGTTAGCAGCTGCCCAAGGCGTGATTAATCAAATGGTCACGGAAGGTGCGTTAATTAGTGGTACGATTTATGAAGATCCAGCTAATCCGCCACAGGGTGATAGTGCCTGGTTTGTTATTCAGGTAGATGATACCGACAGTGCTGAAAAACTATACCTGACATTCCAGTTTAGATTTTCGCCAGTATAAAGGGAGGTGAGAGCATATGGCAGATGGAAGATATATTTTTCGGGATTGTGTGCCTGATGGTGCAATTGACATTGTGAATGTTACACCTGGTGATGTGGTGCAGAGGAGTTGGAGTTTTAGAGTTAACGCTCCGCCTGAATTGATAGAAGCACTTGATGGAGGTGTATTCCAGCCTAATCACATTATCCGAGGGTATGATGGTGAGCTGTATGACGGAGAAGGTAATTTCTTAGCTGAGGTCAATACTTTTCAAGCTCAAATAAACATGACTAATACCGATTATCAGGCGGCGGGTGAGAAGATTAGCTGGGCAATACCGCAATCCTACACTGTAACGTTGACATTTACAGAAACAGTGATAAAGGATGCAAGGCTATTGCAAAAGGTTATAGCTGGGTTGCAGAAAGGATCGCCAGATGCAAGGCTTAATTTTATGGGAGTGCTACACGCCCACGAGTAAGGAGGTAAAGAGGAGTGAGCAAGACAGATAAAGACGAGTTATTAGCAAAAGAAGATACTATCTTAAAAGACATGGCTGGAGTGTTAAAAGCCATGGAGACAGTCGAGCAATATGAGGTATTCCGTGTCGTTAGGGATGGGAAGGAGTTGTTCAGCTTCAGGGTGCGTGGCTTACAAGATGAAGAGACGGAAGAATGTAGGCAGGAAGCCACTAAGACTGTAAGGGATAAGAGGTTCGGGAACTTAGCCGTGCCGCAGGAATTTAATGTCGCAAAGTTTAATTCGTTAATGATTGTTAGAGCGACGCATCCAGAAGACGCAAGGAAGCTGTGGGAGAATAAAGAGCTGTGGGAGAAGGCTGGAGTTATTTCAGCATGGCAGTTGGTGGATAAGGTGTTGAAGCGTGGTGAGAAGGATGCGGTTATCGAGCTGATAGAAAAGCTCAGCGGCTATGGTGATGAAGGAGCAGACCGAGTAGAAACGTTAAAAAACTAATCAGGGCAGGTGGTGAGGCGACCATACTCCACCACCTGCTCCAAAGATGTGGAATAACGCCTGATGAATTTTACGCGAAGCCAAAGAAGGTGCAGGATTTTCTAAGGGCGTCGGTAATTGTTGAGTTGGAGGGGGAAGCAGACTTCTTTAGACAGATTAAAGGGGGGTAGCGAATGGCAGAAGAAAGTTACAAGATTGAACTTATCATTGATGCAAAGGACAATTCAGCTCAGACGCTTTCGCAGGCAGAAGAGAGGATTAACCGATTTCAGCAGAAAGCCCAGCTTGTAAACAAGCAGCTATCCCGTTCTTTGAATACACAATATAAAACTACACTTACAGCGGTAGATAGAACTACGTCTGTAGTGAATAGTGTGGAGCGGTCGTTAAAAAGAGTACCGACAAAGCATTCCATTTTGATAGAAGCAAAAGATATGGTTAGTAGTGTCGTGCCGAAGATAGGTAGAGTATTACAGACCGCATTAAATAAAAGTGTTGGGATGGTTAAAGGTGCGTTTTCAACCATGGGCAGGATTGTGTCGAGCCCATTTACATGGTTGGGTTTAGCGGCGGGCGGGGCTGGAATGACAGCCGCAATTGCTGCTCCATTGAAGCTTGCAGGGGAAATGGAGCAGGCGAGGTTGTCCTTTAAATTTTTCCTTGGTACAGAAGAAAAGGCCAGAAAGTTTGTTGCTGAGATGCAAAAAGTGGCAGCTATTACGCCATTTGAATATAGGGATGTCCAAGAGTTGTCCACGATGCTAATACCGTTATACTCAAGGATGTACGGAGTAAACAATGCTACTTCCAAGACTTTAGAAACATTGAGATTGTTTGCCGATGCAGGCTCTATGACAGGTGCGGGGATGGAAGGAATACAGGGAGCAATGCTCGGATTTACGCAGATAGCCCAAAGTGGTAGGTTGAATTTGCAGGATTTACGTCAAGTAACGTTAGGTTTGAGGATACCTATGGAAGATGTACTTAAGAATTTGGGCGTAAAAAGTTTGGATGATATTGCGAAGGCTGGTATTCCTGCAAAGAAGTCAATGGAGGCGATACTCAAGACGTTGGAGAAGTATAAAGGAGGAAGTGAGATACAAGCAAGAACACTACAAGGAATGATGTCAACTATAAAAGATACATTGACCATGACTATAACGCAGTTCGGAGAAGGTATGCTTGCTCCAGTTGAAGGAATATTAAAAGAGATTACGGACGCATTGACTGGGACGGGTAGTGGAGTGACGGCTTTACAGCAGAGGCTGTTCAATTTCGGGCGGCAGGTTGGCAATGCGTTTGTAAGGATGTATGAAGGAGTTAAGAAATTTGTAAAGGAGCTTACGTCATTGCCTGGCTGGGAGGATATGTCGTTATTAGAAAAATTAACAGCGACATTGGAGAAGGTGCTGGATGGTATGCTGGCATGGATAAAGGGCGATGGCAAAAAGCAGATAGATGAGTTTGGGACTACACTTGGTGATTTCTTTAGTGGAGTATTTGAAGATATGCTACCAAAGGTACTACCAAAAGCAGTAGATTTTGCTACTAAATTGGTGGAAGAAGTAGGCAAGGCCGTGTGGAATGCGATAAAAACAAACAAGGTTCTTATGACTTTGTTAGGGGCGAGTTTAGGCTTAAAATTTTTCGGTTGGAAGGGTGCTTTAGTTGGTGCAGGGTTAGGGTTTGGAGGTTCGCTTGTGGTGGAAATTGCTGAGAATCCTACACCACAGAGACAGCAAGTTCTTGATTTAATGGCACAAGGTTATACAAGGTATGAAGCTGAACAGTTAATTAAAAATGGTAATGTGCTCCCATATGGTAATAGTAAGAGCCAAAAAGTGTCGGAACAGGCTATTTTAGACATAATCAGCCAGTTTGAGAAAGAGGCTGGGCTTGTGGAAACTCCTACTATGACTGTTACGCAAGATGTTAATAATATTTTGCTTCCGTTGAGTATTAATGAAGGTGTAAAAAAGGCGATAGATACAATCACTGGTACTGCTACGAAGCATGCTTTAGGCGGTATTTTTACAAAGCCGCATATTGGAGTGGTAGCTGAGAGAGGTGCAGAGGCTGTAATCCCGTTAACAAGGACACAGAGAGCATATGAATTGTGGCAGAAGGCTGGAGTGCTAATAGGTGCTTTGAATACAGCATACCCTACAGAGACAAAGCCCGTTGTGAGGGTGGAGTCGGGAGCGAAAACGAGTAAAGTGGTAAATGTTAATTTGGATACCAGGGGGTTGGTGGAAGAGGTCGTTATAAATAATCAGGCTGATGTGGACAAGGCAGTCGATAAAATAGTGGATACGTTAGCTCCTGCTTTGAGGAAGGCATTTTCCAATATGGTGGTGGTGTAGTCATGGAATTTTACATTACAGGCGGCAATAAGAAAATACACCTGCCCATTAATCCTAAGGCGTTGGTGGTTAATACTGAGACGTACATGCTTGACACAAATATAATTGAGTTAGGAACAATAACATACGCAAGAGGCATTACACCAGCGAGGATAAGTTGGGAAGGATTTCTTCCAGGGGCTGTAAGGAAGAATGCGTCATTTGTGAAGGATTGGCAAGATCCGAAGGCTATAGTCGGAATAATTTCTGGGTGGAGGCGTGACAATGTAAAAGTAAGGTTATTAATTACCGAGACGCCGATTAACATGGACTGTTACATTGCGAGGTTTGACCATACATGGACTGGTGGATATGGAGACTGCGAGTACTCAATTGAGTTTGTGGAGTATAGGCCGTTAATTGTGTATACCGAGAAGGAGCAGGCGACAAAGCAAACGCCTACCACTGCATCAGTGAAAAGAACGCCACCAGAAAAGCCCAAGACATATACAGTTAAAGCTGGCGATACATTGTGGGTGATAGCGAAGAAGGTTTACGGTGATGGTAGCAAGTGGAAGCAGATATATGAGAAGAATAAAAGCGTTATCGGTAAAGATCCAAATTTAATTAGGCCTGGGATGGTGCTGACAATTGGTTGACGTATTAAAGCTGAAATATAAAGTTGAGGCGGTAGATACCAACGGGGTGAGGATTGATCTAAGCCCATTTTTGATTTCTGGGGCTTTTGGAGAGAATGAAGGAGAACTGCCAGCGTATTTGTTTATAAGTGTCTATAACGAGAAAATAGGCAATAAATGGTTGCATCAGATACTCGCTTTGGGCACTCCTTTATACGTATTTGCCGATGGGCAGGAAGTGTTCCGTGGAACGATATTTGATTGGACAGCACAGACAGACCCGCTGGGGAGTGTTGAGGTAGAAGCATACGATAATTTAGTGTATTTGTTCAAGAGCGAGGATGACCGATATTATAGAGCTGGGCAAAGGGCGAAAGATGTGTTGACAGATATTTTTAGAGCGTGGAATATTCCTATTGGCGAAATACAGTTACCAGGCGTAGCGTTGTCCAAGCAGGTGTTCAGGGCGATGAGTGTGGCTGATATGATTGAAAGCATATTAAAGGAGTGCAAAAATAAAGGAGCAGGCGAGTATATTGTACGCAGTATAAAAGGAAAGGTTAACGTATTAAAGAAGATGAGCAACCAAGATGTATACGTTTTCAAATATGACGAGAATGTTGTGTCGGTGAGAAACAATTTAAGTATCAGTAATTTGGTAACACGTGTTAGGGTGATAGGTGCGGAGGATGAAGAAGGAAGAGCTCCAGTCATTGTTACTTTGGATGGTGATACGAAATATGGGATATTGCAGAAGATAGAAAAAGCGGCGAGCGATGATAGTTTGGCCGATGCTAAGGCGCATGCGAAAGAGATATTGAATGAGAGCGGAAAGCCCAAGAGAAGGATAACAGTCGAGACGGTGGATGTGCCGTTTATTCGGAAGGGCGATAAGGTCAAAATTGTAGCTGGAACGGTAAACGGGTATTGTGAAGTGTTGAGCGTGGAGCATGACATCGGAAGAAAGTCTATGCGGATGGAGGTAAAATGAGGAAGGATTCGGTCAGCCAGCTTGCGGCAGTGTTTGATGAAAGAATTAAGGCCATAACTAATCGGCCTGATAGTTTAGAGTTGGGCGTAATACAGGAAGATTTGAGTTTGAAGCTTGACAGCTTTGCCGCTCCAATTAAGAAGGGCGATTATATGGTGGCTGAGTTTACCGCTGATATTACGTTGCCTGATTTTTCTATAGTTGGTATGGGTGAATATCCTGTCGATGAAGAAGGTACTCCGTTACCGCCAGAGACGTATAACACACCGCAGACGAGATGGGATTGGAACAGTAAAAAAATTGAGAGCGTGAAGATAGAATTAAAGCCACAACTCAAGGCTGGCGATAGGGTGTTGGTGGCTTGGATTAACCAGCACAGAGATCCGATAATAATTTGTAAGGTGGTGAGTGGATAAATGCCAGACCTTTATCCGAAGTTTGATATGCCAGATTTGGTGGAGGCGGTAGAAGATACCAGTATCGCATATCCGAAAAGTTGGTTATTTGACTTTGACACTGGGGACTTCGTGTTAGATGGAGCAGGCAATGTAGTAGAGGCTGATGGGCTGACGACTTGGGCTCAGTGGTGTGTAAAGGCCGTACTAACGCAGAGGCTTGCATTTGTGGTTTATAACTGGGACTATGGCGTGGATATTGAAAATGTAATGAAGCAACCGACCAGAGCTGTAACCGAAGCGGAGTTGGAAAAGGAAATTACAGAGGCACTTATGACAGATCCGAGGACAGCAGAGGTAAAGAATTTTACGTTTGAGTGGAGCGGCGATGAGCTGACTGTAAGCTTTATAATCGTGAATGCCGCAGGAGTACCAGCGGAAATAAAAGTTTATTTAGGGGGGTGAATGAATGGAACTACCAGAATTTTTACAAGATGCTACATACGAAACCATTTTAGCTACCTTGCTTGCACAAGTGCCCGATGATGTGGATAAGAGCCAAGGGTCTTTTATATACGATGCTTTATCGCCAGTAGCGGTAGAGTTGACCGAAGCGGCAATTTGGGCTCAGGAAGTGTTGCGTAGAGGATTTGCTCAAACTACCTTTGGTACATATTTAGACCTGAGATGTGCCGAGCATGGAGTGTATCGAAGGCCAGCCGCAAAGTCTGTTGGATATGTGACATTTAGGGGAGATCCTGGGACTGGGATACCTGAAGGAACGATTATTTCAACGCCATCGAGCGAGCTTGCTCCAGCGGTATTTTTTGTTACAACAAAGCAAGGAATAATTGGCGATGCTGGAGAAGTGACAATACCTATTGAAGCAGTAGAAGAAGGAGCAAGTGGGAATGTGGTGGCTGGTGCGATAACGGTGTTAGGTACTCCATTGCAGGGTGTGGCGAGTGTAATAAATGAACAGCCAACTACTGGTGGTGCAGATGTAGAAAGTGACGAGTCGTTGTTAAATAGGTTTTTAGCGCGGGTGCGTAATCCAGGTTCTAGTGGTAATAAAGCTGATTATATTAGGTGGACGATGGAGGTGCCTGGGGTTGGGGCAGTGTCTGTAGTGCCACTTAAATACGGCAATGGAACAGTAAGCGTAGCGTTGGTGGATGAGGAAAAGAATCCTGCTGACGAGGTATTGTTGGGAAGAGTTAGGGAGTATATAGCTCCACCGTGGCATATAGATTGCGAAGCAGAGGCGTTGACTATATCGGGGTATGGAGTGACGATTAACTCAGGCCAGGTGGTTATGGCGTATAGTAGTAGCGGTTCGGGTATGGTGAAGCATGTACAGTTTGACAGTTTATTTAGCCAACCTGGTACATGGAAAGTAATTGTTTATAGTGCGGTGGTGGGGGATGGGGGTAACGATTTGCTGAAAGTTGGTGTTTGGAATAGTAAGCAGAATGCATGGGCAAAGAAGGATGTGTCGAGTACCGAAGATGCTTTTACTGTGTTTAGTGCAGATGACATAAATGCGTCAAGTGAAGTGCGCCAGCAGTTTTATTGGAATGGGCAAGACCATCTCGAGTTGAGAATTGAGAGGTTGCAGACCGATACCGTTAACACAGTTACTATAGACAAAATAGCGTATGAGAGTTTGTTCAGCAAAGACACTGGCGATGGCAAAGCTCCCATTGGTGCGAGGGTGTATATAGAGCCTGCAAGCCCAGTTGTTATTAATGTCAGTGTCCACTTAGTAGTAGCTACTGGGTATGAGGTAGGAGCAGTTCAATTAGCGGTTAAGGAGAATGTGGAACAGTACCTGAAGTCATTGACATTTAAGCAAGATAATGATGTGCGATATGTGAAGATTGGAAGCGTTATTTTAGATACGCCTGGGGTGGTGGAGTATTCCAACCTGTTGGTGAATGGTGCTACAAATAATATTCCGATAGGCGAGCAGGAAGTAGCTGTGCTTGGGACGGTGACATTTACATGATAAGTGAAGCGGGAAATAGGATATTGGAAAGGATGCCTCCGTACTATCTTACCAGTTACGTAATGAGAAGTGTCTGGGATGCACAAGGGCATGAAATTGATAGGTTGAACGATACTTTAGACGAGATATTGGAACAGTTCTTTGTGAATACAGCGACTTGGGGCTTGGAGAAGTGGGAAACAGCACTTGGCTTACCTGTAGATGAGAGTAAGGCGGTGGAGGAGCGACGTGCAAATATATTGGCTAAGCTTAGGGCATCACAGACAGCTACACATAAATTGTTGCAAAGCGTAGCAGAAAGTTTCGAGTATGGCGTAATAAAGATTGTGGAAGATATTGAGAATTACGCTTTAAAGATTATTTTCGTAGATGCTAAGGGTGTTCCGCCTAATGTGGCAGATTTTCAGAAAGCAATGCGAGAAACTATACCAGCCCATTTGAATTTTGAATTTGTTTATAACTTTTTTACGTGGCAGGAGTTGGATGATTTGGCGTTAACGTGGGATGGGTTGGATGCGTTACAATTAACTTGGGACGAATTGGAGGTGTTTGCGTAATGCCAGATTTAACTCCGAGGTTAGGAATAAAGAAGCCCAAGGCTAACGAGGTAGTTAGCCGTGCGGCGGTAAACGAGAATTACGACATTATCGATAGTACAGTAGCGACTAAGACGGAATTAGACCAGCACAAAGCAGCTGTCAACCCGCATAATATTACTCCAAGCCTGATAAGTGCAGTAAAAAATAGCGGTGGAGTAGTAGAAGCAAAAGCAGGGACATTGGCATCAAGGCCGAGTGCGGGTGTGGTGGGAAGAATTTACGTTGCTACAGATACAAAGGCAATTTATTACGATACAGGAAGTGCCTGGGTGCAAGTAGCTACATTGAGCTGGAATGATTTGGCGAATAAGCCGTCATCATATACGCCATCATCCCATGCAAGTACTCATGCGAAGGGTGGAGCAGATGCTATAACAGTTGACTGGACACAGTTGCAGAATATTCCAGACATAAGGAATCAGAGTTCAGCGGCCTTGACATTAGAAGTTAGAACGTCAGATCCTACAAACCCAGCGGTAGGAAGGATTTGGTTGCGGAGTGACCTATAATGGCGACTAATATAAAGAGCTTGTCACCGTCGGGTGTGGTGGTAAGTAGTTTAACCGTAAACCTGACTTTTACCTTAGACGATGGATTTACGGCGTCTGGATTTCAGATAAAGTACAAGCGAGTAATTGACAGCGATTGGAACAGTACAGGGCTTATAGCTGGGAATTTTACGGGTACAAAGACGTATGCAATAACTTGCCAGAAAAATATGGTGTATTTTTGGAAGGTGCGAGTATGGGATAGTGCAGGCAATATGATGGATTGGACAAGCCCAGTAGCATTTGCAGTGCAGACACCAGCTGTCGGTGTGTTGAAGGTGGCAAAGCTTAGTGGAAGCGTACCGTTGCGAGTGGTGGATATAGGGCAGAGCGAACAGCCATCAAATGTGCGTATTTCTTTGCCGAGTGGAATAAAGGAGTTAGACCTTACATCGCCTGGAAGTGTAGCGGATAGTGGTGTAAGGATAGCGACAAAGTCTGGGATTATTAAAGCAGTAGCAAAGCCGATAGAAGTGCCTGGAAGTGTTTACAATGACCATACGAATAGTGGATATTTGGCCTATGTAGATCATACTGACACAGGATATACGGCTTATGACGATTGGGTAAATACGGGATATGGGAAGTATTCCGACCATACGAATACAGGATATGGGAAGTACAGTGACCATACGAATAGTGGTTATTCAGTTTACAGCGACCATACGAATACAGGGTACACAAAATATTCCGACCATACGAATACAGGATACACAAAGTATTCCGACCATACGAATACAGGATATTCCAAGTACAGCGACCATACTAACACTGGATATGGTAGGTACAGCGATTGGACTAATACGGGATATGGTGCTTATAACAATTGGAAAAATACAGGCTATGGTAGGTACAGCGACTGGCAGAACACGGGGTATGGTGCTTATGATGATCACCATAACACTGGATATAGTGCTTACGGGGCTCATAGTAACTCTGGCTATAGTGCGTATAGCAATTGGAAAAATGGAGGATATGCTGGCGATCCGATAATTGGTTATTACAAATATCCAGATTGGGGGAATAGTGGCTATAGTGCTTATTCTGACCATTTGAATAGTTATGGCGATGTGTACAGCAATCATGAAAATTCAGGGTATAACGTTTATAGTGACCAGTATTTGAAAGGTTACGAAGTTTATAGCAACCATACTAATGTTGGTTATGAGGTATATAGCGACCATACTAATAGCGGGCATAGTGCTTATAGCGACCACACTAACACTGGGTATAGTGCCTATAGTGACCATACTAACACTGGGTATAGTGCCTATAGTAATTGGCAAAATACAGGCTATACCGCTTATAGCAATTGGACTAACACTGGCTATAACGTTTATGTGGATTTTGTTAATACTGGGTATGCGGCTTATTCCGACCATCAAAATAGTGGTTACACGGTTTACAAAGACCACAATAATGTTGGGTATGACGTTTATTCTAATCATGTAAACCAAGCGTATGAGAAGTATGTCGACCATAGCGATATTCATTAGGAGGAGAGCTTATGAATGTAGCGTTAACAAATGCGTGTAATTTGAACTGTCCATATTGCTTTGCGTGGCAGATAAGGAAGGAAGACAGCTATTGGATTACAGATGAGCAATTTGCAAACATTCTTAATTTTCTGAAGGTTAGTAATGAAAGAGAAGTGCGACTGATAGGTGGCGAGCCTACCTTACACCCGAGGTTTGTCCAGTTGCTGAATAAGGTTATTAACGATGATTTCTTTAATGCGGTGTTGGTGTTTAGTAATGGAACATTTAGCGATGACGTAGCAATGGCGTTAAAGATGGCAAGCTTTGTGAAAAGGGTGGGGGTATTGATTAACGTAAACAGCCCAGATGTGGTAGGTGTTAAGGCTTGGGAGAGGATAGAACGGAATTTAGCCACGATTAGCAATTCACCAGTGAATATAACATTAGGGTTGAATGTTTACGATTACAACCAGCAGTTTGATTTTATTTTCGATTTGGCGAGAAAGTATAGAGTTGAGAGGGTGTTGAGGTTGTCCGTTGTAGCTCCGACGCATGAAGAAAAGAATAAGGCGGTATTTGAGTATTACAAGCCGTACAAGGAAGTTGTAATGAAGATTTACAGGGAAGCGAGAAAAGAAGGCCTTTATGTTGGGCCTGATTGTTCATTTATTCCGTTGTGTCTGTTTAGTAAAGAGGAGTTATTCGAGCTTGGAGCAAATACGCCTGGCATATTTGATAAGATAGAGTGCAAGCCTGTGCTTGACGTTATGCCTGATGGAACAGTAATAAGGTGTTTCGGTATGCCAGAGATGAGGACGAATATTGGAAGCCACAAGAATGCACAAGAGATATTTGATTACTTTCGGCAGGAAGAAAGAGCAAAGCCGAGTATGTCTGGAGCTGAATGCGGGAGTTGTCCAGTGTATGAGTTTACACGTTTCGGTTGTGGATGTAAGGCATTAAGGAGGTGAGACGATGAGCGTAGAATTTTTACCGTCGGACTTTGATTTGGAAGAGTGGAAGCTGTTTCGGAAGTATAACAATAGAGAAGAGAAGAGGAGCAGGCATATTGACGCTTGGTTCTTTGACCAGCCTGGGCTAACCAAAGAACAGTGGCAGGAAAGATTGGAATATAACAAGGAACACTTAATAAAGGATTTGTTTGACCAAATTGCGAATGGCGGGTTGAAAGATGCCTGACTTAGTGAAGGTTCTGTTTCGTGTAACGGAGCGATGCAATCTTAATTGTAAGTATTGCTTTGCAAGGGATTACTCGAAAAATGCTGATAGTAGCTGGGAGTTGTTAGAAAAGGCCGTTAAATTTGTAGAAGGTGCTGGGCATGTAATATGGATTTGGCATGGCTCAGAGCCGACAATGATGGGTGTGGAGTATTACCGTAAAGCTAATAAGTTCTTAAACGACCACGGGATAAAGGATATTTCAATGCAGAGTAATGGAGTGCTGTTTGGTACAGACGCTTGGTTGGAGTATTTGAAGGAAGGCAAAATGAGCGTGTCTATTTCGTACGATGGAATGTACCAGCAGGAATACAGAGGCCACGCCGAGGAAGTGGAGCGAGCAATTGATAAAATGAACGCTAATAAAATAACATTTGGTGTGATAACCGTAATAGGAGAGCATAATGCAGATAGCCTTGTAAACTTGTACGACCACATGAAGAAGGTAGGAGTGAAGTACTGGCAGTTTAATACTGTATTCCCATCACCGAGGACTGGATATTTACCTGATACATTAGCGATGGATTATAAGCAGGCGGTGTATGATTTGTTTATTACATGGGCGTTGGATAAAGAGCCTGTGCGGGTGAGGAATTTCGAGGAGTTCATACCGTATATGTTAGGTAATGGCCATTACTTGTGCATGTTTTCGGGCGATTGTTTTGAGAATTTCATTTCGATAACCGCAGATGGCAAAGTAACGGTATGTGATAGGTGGTTCGATTGGTTTGATGGGAAGCTTGACGATTTCGGGTCGGTGGAAGAGTTGTTCAATAGCGAGTGGCGTAAGGTGTTGAAAGAAGCAAAAAATAAGAGAGTAGAGGAATGCAAAGCAAAGGGGTGTCCGTTTGTGGATATATGCCAAGGAGGGTGCACTGTGAATTCGTTAGAAGCGGGAAATGTATATGCTCCAGTGGTAGAGGATTGCTATGAAAGAGCGGCATTTATAAGTGCGATATTTGAGGCGATGGAGGAGTTGTCGTTTAAGGATTATAAGAATCCTGTGGCATTGACGCTTTTAGCCCAAAATGGCTTTAGGCCAAATCACTTGTTGAAGGGGACGGGATTATGCGGGATATAACGTTAATAGTGAAGCCTACGCATAGGTGTAATTTAGCTTGCCCATACTGTTACGACAGGATAAATAGAGGTAGCTGGGGCGATATGACTTTAGATACAGTGCGTAAGACAGCTGAGTTATTTAAGGGAAGAGTTCGGGAGTGGATCTGGCATGGCGGAGAGCCTATGCTTATGGGTGTAGATTGGTTGAGGGAAGCGTCAAACATTATTCGTGGCATTGATGATAATGTAAGGATTGAGATACAGACAAATGGGACGTTGATTGACGAGAATGCGATAGCGTTCTTTAAGGAGTTTGGAATAAGGCCAGGCCTTAGCTTTGACGGTATAAAGAATGAGTTAACCAGAAAAGACACGGGCAGGCTGATGCATGTCTTTAAGATGTTGGAGGAAGCGGGAATTCCATTCGGTGTCATACAAGTTATCATGCCAGAGAATGTGGAACAGATAATTGACGAGTATGAGTATTTCAAGCGGTTGAATGTGGAAGTGCAAATGAACTTTGAGTTTCATGCACATAGTAATGAGCAGTCGAGAAACGTAGACGCTGAGAAGATGGCAGAAGGCATTTTACGATTTTTCGATTATTGGATTGTGGACAAAAACAATCCGAGGCCATCATTGTTGTTGGAGGTGTGGCTTGGGCGTTTGATTGGATACGGCATGTCGTTTTGTGAGCATAGCAGTTGCGTAGGTAGGTGGTTCGGGATACATCCTGATGGTACTTTAATGCCGTGTGGAAGAGATTGGACAAAGGAAGTGTATTTCGGTAATGTACATGATTACAGCGACGTAAAAGAGATTTATGAGCATGAGAATTTTAAGCGGTTTGTGGAGCAAGAGAGGGCAAAGCAAGAATATTGTAAGCCATGCCCATTTTACGAGGAATGCATGGGAGGTTGTCCAGGTAAGTCGTGGGATTATTGGGGTAAGTTTGACAGGCCAGCAGAGGATACTTGCATGGCTACAAAGTTGATATTTACGGGGCTGTTTAACCGATTACAAGAACTCGATATTGAGGAAGAGCCAGAGAAGTACAATCCGATATTTCTATCCTTCCTTGCAAAGGCTGGCTATCGTAGTGTAAAATTGATTAGGGAATTAGAAGGGGGGAAATAGACATGGCAGAGTTTACTCCGAGGTTAAAATTGAGACTTTTTTCTGGAACAGACAAAGTGAGTAGGGAAGCGTTCAATGAGAATTTTTTAATCATCGATGAAGAGGTAGTTCGGCGCGGTGAAGGTTCAGTCGTTTTAGCTGGACGTATTTTCCCAGATAATCCAGAGCCGTTCATGTTGTTTTATCGGATAGATGAGAAGAAGCTGTACATTTTTGATGTGGCAAATGGTCAGCAATGGATAGAGGTGTGAAAGAAGGTGCAGGATGCCAGGGACAGAAATAGCTCAATACGGTATTGCATTTTTTGCAATAGCCATACTTGGTTACGTGTTTGTGAAGATTATCAGCAATCCTAAGCCTGCTGATAATAGCAAGGAATTGGTTGCTGTGATTGATAACAATACAAAGGCGTTGCGAGAGTTGATGGCTGTATTACACCAAATTGAAATACAAATGGCAAGGCAAGAAACAAAAATTGACGAGATACTTGCAAGGACGAGAGATGAGAAAGATGACTGAAGAGCGTTTTTCTAAAAAAGTAGTGCGATGGGTGATATTGTTAAATGCGGCGTTTGTGGTGGCGGTGTTATTGATATATTGGCACACTGGGTCAGAGCCATCAACGTTAATAGCGAGTTGGTTTGCATTTACCACTGGTGAATTGTGGGCATTAGCAGGAATAAAGAGAGAAGAGACAAAGAAGGGAGGGAGCAACGATGAAGGTGTGCATTGATCCTGGCCATGGTGGTACTCAACCTGGCGCTGTAGGGTATTTCGGGACGAAAGAAAAGGATATTACGCTCCAGGTTGCTTTACAGCTCAGGGATGTGCTTAAAAATGCGGGCGTGGAAGTGGTAATGACAAGGGATAGCGATAAAGATGTGAGAACAGCCAAGCAACCAAATGAGCTACAAGCAAGGTGTGATGTAGCGAATAACTCCAAGGCCGATGTATTTGTGTCGGTACATTGCAACGCGTCAAATGATAGAACAGCCCATGGAACAGAAACATGGTATTATCCGAAAGACGCCAAAAGCAAGACTTTAGCACAGTTTATTCAGACGGAGTTGGTGAAGCAAATCGGGTTGCGGGATAGAGGAGTTAAGCAGGGTAAGTATTACGTAACAAGGTATACAAAAATGCCAGCTGTGTTGGTGGAGTTGGCGTTTATTAGCAATCCCGAGGAAGAGGTATTACTTAAAAACAAGGCGTTCCAAAGGAAGTGTGCAGTAGGCATAGCTAACGGTATATTGCTTTTCTTTGGAATGCCTTTAGTAAAGGAGGTGCAAGGCATGAAAGATGTACCGCAGACACATTGGGCGTATAAGTATATAAAAGAGTTGTACGATTTGGGAATTGTGCAGGGAGATGAAAAAGGATACTTCTATCCAGACAAGCCAGCTACAAAAGCGGAAGTAGCTACAATGTTAGCAAAGCTATACGAAAAACTGAAAGGAGGGAAATAAGATGCATGATGCGGTTTTGAGATTGTTGTATGACATTATTGCGGTGTTAGTGCCGATACTTGTAGTATACCTGGTGGCATGGATACAGAAGAAGCTGGGCTCGGAGAAGGTGCAGAAGATCATATATGAACTGGAGACAAAGAAGGAATTGGCCCGAATTGCTGTAATGTTTGTTCAGCAGGCATATAAGGATTTAGGTGGACCAGCGAAGTACGAAAAGGCCGCTGAGTGGTTGAGCGATATGTCTGAATATATGGGGTTGGATTTGACGCCTGAGGAGATTAAGGCGTTAATTGAGGCTGCATTAAAGGAATTAAAGGCCGAACTTGGTGAGGCCTGGGAGGATTTCAAGCAGTAGGCTACACTTTAATATATTGTTTGTAGCCAGCCCGTGGGGTGCTCGCTCTCTCCTACCCACGGGCATTTTTATATCATAGGCAATAGTGTGGTATAATAATTTTAGGTATGAGAATACCGAATAATATGATTTTAGGAGGGAGTGCGAACATGGTTAAGGTGCGAGTAGATTTAGACAAGTTGAGAGGATTGCGGGCTTACAAAGGCATGACGAAGCACAAATTGTCACGTTTGATGGGTTACAAGACTGATGCGTACAATTACTTGGAGAGCGGTAGGGTGGATTTTACTATTAGGCGGTTAAACCAAGTGTGCGAGTTGTTGGAGATTGATCCAAGGGACATCTTGGTATTTGAGGAGGTAAGCGATGAGCCACATACGAGTGAGTAGTGCAGGGGCTTGTCCAAGGCGAGTAGAATATGAAGCTTGGGGAATTGTCGGGCTACCGCCTTGGGAAGGAACGGAGCGAGCGTTTGAGGAAGGGAATATCCACGAGGCGTCGATATTAAGGTGGGCGGCAGAGAATTTACCAGGAGCTCCTTACGTTATCCATGATGAGCAGAAGGAAGTGTCTATTTTTTACGGCGAGAGGGAAGTGTTAAGGGGACATATTGATGGTTTAGCCACAAATAATGCAGGCGAGACGGTATTGGTGGAAGCAAAGGCGTTAGCGAGAAGGAGCTTTGAAGAGATACGTAAGAATGGGCTTAAGCAGGCTCACCCACAATATTTTTTGCAAGTGCAGTTGTATTTGTACGGGTTAGGAATGGAGCGAGGGTACTTAATAGCGAGGAATAAAGAGACGCCTAAGACAAGATATTGGGATCACCATTTCGAAGAAGTGATTTTCGATAAGGAGTATGTGGAGGCCGAGCTTGAGCGATTGAATGAGTTGCTGGACAAGATAGAACTCAATGAAGAGATACCAGCACCCTTTAATCCTGAAAATGATTGGCATTGCCTGTCTCTAGATACTGAAGTGCTAACAAGAGATGGCTGGAAGACTTACGATAAGGTCACCAAAGATGATGATATTTTAACCTTTAATATCCAGCTTAAACAACCAGAATGGCAGAAGCCGTGCGAGGTATTTGTTAAAGATTACAACGGACCAATGTATAAACGAAACGGAGTGAACATTAGATTTTGCGTGACAGCAGATCATAACATGTTAGTAAGAAGCGCAGGGTTACCTGAAAGAAAGCATCCTTATAAACTAGTTAAAGTGAAGGAGCTATACCCAAACGCATATTATCACTTCGTAACATCTGGAAAATGTGAAACTGAAACAACATGCAACCTGCCTGATAGTCTTATAGCTTTGTCAGCATGGATAACAGCAGAGGGCAGCATATCAGATGGTCTTGTAAGGATAGCACAGAACGATGGAGAACAAGCAGACGAGATTAAAAGTTATTTGGACAATCTTAAGCTCACGTACCACATTGATAAGAGACAAAACGGAAATAATACTTTGCTGCGATTTACACTTAATAAACCTTCTAGCGACTATGTTATCAGATACCACGGAGAAAAGTCCAAAGCTATACCCCCTTTCGTATGGGAGCTAGACCACAGACAGTTTGATTTGTGGTTGAATGCTCTTTTACGAGGGGATGGTCATATAAATGACAAGTCTAGAGTGAAAGAACCTAGAGGACGCACATGGCATGCTAGCCTTAATCAACGAGATTACTGGCTACTAGACGAAATACAAGCGTTATGCGCTATCCATGGATATAGCACTATAAAGGGAGGCCCATATATTTCTAGTACTGGAGGAAAATACTACGCATTAAGCATAACAAAGAGACAGGAGCGCAAAGTTAAACTGTCAACTGGATTGGAGGTTTTTGACTACAACGGCAAAGTATGGTGTTTAACCGTTCCTAACGGTACTATTTTCACAAGATACGAAGGAGCTGTGGTTGTATTAGGAAATTGCAGACTTCCATGGTGTCCATATGTAAATATTTGCTATCCAGAATACTATGAGCAAGCTACAAAGCCGAAGCGGTTGCCTAAGATGGAGGATTTGCGTGAGATTGTAGAAGAGTATGTCGAGCTGGGAGAAGAGATTAATGAACTGTCAAAACGTAGAAATGAGCTGAAGGACATAATCCTTGGAAGTGTCGGCGATAGGCCTGTAATAGCAGGGAAGTACGAAGTAAGCGTAAAAGAAAGGATGAGCGAAAGGGTAGATACTAAGGCCGTGAGAGAATTAGTACCAGCCGAGATGTTACAAAGCTTAGTTAGGGTTACAACTTCCAAGATATTGGAAGTGCGGGAATTAACAGAATAGGAGGGAGTAAACATGAGCGATTATGTGGTGAAGTATCAGTCGGATGATGGGCAGGAGATAGTATTAACGCCCGAGGTAGTAAAGAAGTATTTAGTTTCAGGGGACGCAGTAGCTGTAACGAACGAAGAGATAATGATGTTCATACAGACCTGCAAATATCAGAGGCTAAACCCTTTCACCGGTGAAGTGTACTTTGTAAAGTACGAAGGCAGCCCTGCTACGCCCATACTAAGCGTAAATACCTTCAGAAAGCGAGCTGCTGCTAGCCCTGTATGTGCAGGTTGGCAGCCAGGCGTTATAGTACGAAAAGGCGACCAGTTAATTTACCGTGAAGGCTCACTAGTACTCGATGACGAAGAATTAGTAGGCGGTTGGTGCAAAGTATGGCGTAAAGATTGGACACAGCCTTATACGGCTACTGTAACGCTTAAAGAGTACATGAGGTATGGTAAAGACGGTAAGCCGCAGAGGATTTGGAAAAAGCCAGCGACCATGATTGCAAAAGTTGCTGAAGCAAGGGCTTTAGGTACAGTAATACCAGGCTTGCAAGGGTTGTATGGAGCTGAAGAGATGAGTATTGACGAGGAGCAGCTCGAGCAGGAGTTTGAAGGGCATAAGGAAGAAGTAGAAGAACAAGGCGCGGTGGAGGAACAGCGTATTGGCAGTACAATAACCGAAAAGCAGGCAAAGAGGTTATTCGCCATAGCCAAAGGGAAGAATGACATCATTAAGCAGGTTATTGCGAAGTATGGATATAAACATTCACGTGATATAGACAAAAAGGATTACCAGGCTATTTGCGATGAAGTGGAAGCATTAGTCAAAGGCGAGGAACAGCCAAGCACAGAGGACATTATTGAAGAAGTAGAACAGACATTGGAAGATATGCCATTTTAGAATGAACTGACAAAAGGGGAGCAAGTGTAGGTTTTACCAGCATTTGCTCCCTTTTTTATTGCGTGAAAGTGTCAGTTTTAGTTAACACTAATTTAATTGTATAAGTGTTGACATATGGCTAAATAGTATATAATAGTATTAGGAAGAAGAAAGAAGAAAGGAGCTGCGAAGATGAGAAGAGAAGAAGAAAAGAACGAAAGAACAGAACAAACCGAGGAGGCGAGAGGTATGATGAGGTTTACAGATGAAGAGATTTATAACGGTTGGAATGTAGTGGATTTTAGCTTGCTTGTAACAGCACCCGTAGGGTTTAGGGAACATGAGGAATTAGGATATTTTTACGCCGAGACAATTGAAGAAGATCACGGGACATACATTATGGTGGGTACGTGGATACCTTCCGAGAAAGCGAAAGAATATTACGGGATTTACGATGATGAAGTGCCAGCAGAAGTAGGTTTTACCATAGATGAAGAAGATGCCCAGACTTTAACCGAAGCCCACCATTTCTTGGACGTTAAGTGGAACAGCTGGTATATTGAGCCCTTGTTGGAGGAACTGGAGGATTAGTCCTCCAGTTAAAATATGACGGAGGCGATAGAGATAGAAAAGTAGAGTTTACCGAGGAAGAGAAACTAAAGGAGTACATAGCAAAGTTGCTTTGATGTGGGAGTTCAAAAGACTCCCACATTTTTATATTGTGTTTCAATGAGAAATGCTGTTCAGATTAGCATTATCCAGTGTTACTTGATATTTGAAAGTGTCAGTTTTAGTTAACACTAATTTAACCACATAGGTATTGACATACCGCTAAATAGTATATAATAGTATTAGGAACAAAAAAGAAAGGAGCGATAAAGATGAAGGTAGAGAGCAGGACGGAAAGAACAGTAACGGTGAGGTTAGCACATTATGTGAGCAACGGGCGAGATTGGGTTGCAGAGTTGGTCGGAGTAGATCCCAAATATGGCTTTAAGAGGGAATTCTTGGATTGCGAGAAGGATTGGAGTTCATCAGGGAAGACGGGAAACAGCTTTTACGAGCTGGAGAATGGCAAAGTGTACGAGATCAACGAGCCTTATAAAGGCCGCTGGATTGTGAAGGTAGAAGATGGCAAGCTTGTGGATATGACAAAGGAAGAAGCAAAGCAGTACTTCCAAGAGAAAGAACAGAAGGAAGAAGAGGATCAGGGCGAAAGCCCTGACCCTCAAGATTTAAAAGATTGCGACACCGTGATAGTGTTGTCAGAGGCAGAGAGTTATTCCAACAAGATAGGCCTTCCAGAGTTAGGCGACTTCAGGATTTCTTTGATAAAGCGTAAAGGCAATAGATGTGTAGCTTATGCGTATTGGTATCCTACGGACGAGGTATTGGAAGAGGTAAACAGGGACTTAGACGATGTGCCACTGTTAGCCGAGATTTATTTCGATTTGGTAGTTGAGCCGAGAAATGCTGAAGAGTACTTATCTTTGCCTTGGGATAATGTAGAGGTGAAGCTGATGGGAGGCGAGAAGGTATGGAGTTGCTCCTTACAGCTATAATTGTAGCTGGATTTTTCGGGGTGCTAGGTTCATTGGCTATGATTGGGCTTTTCGGCCAAGGTTACTTGATGCTTATAGCCAGCGTTTGCATTTTCTGGGCAGGCGTTAATATGATGAAAAATATGGAAGGAAGGCGATAATATGTACAGTGTGACACCAGAGGTAGTGGAAGAAGTGCGGAGGCTTAAAGAACAGTTCCTGGATATGGTAGCATTTTACAAAGCTAACGGGTATGATGACCATAAGGCCGAGTATTTTTCAGCGCATCCTAAGATAATGGCGTATAAACTTTTATTGTCGCAAGGGCTTGAGCCAAAGGAAGTAGTTGCTTTTTTCAAAGAGCTTGACGTGGTGGAGGGGTAAAGATGAGAAAAATAAATTACGGAAAGGAGGTGATGAGGCTTGAATAAACAAGCAGGCATTGTAGTATTTGAGATGGTTGGCTGGATAGGGTTGATATTGTCTATTATTGGCCTTATCGGAGTGTTTGTATTTGGCATTGGCTGGATTTCTTTGGCCTTTGGAACAGTGCTACTAATCGGAAGTGATTTCGGTAAAAGGGCGTTAAAGGAAGAAGGCAAGAAGAAAGAAAAAAAGGAGTACAAATTCGATCCGTGGAGCGTAAAGTGGAGGTGATGAGCAATGAGATTTACAAAATTGGTAAGCGTGGGGCTGTTGGTAGTGTTGGCCATATCCTTAGGCGGATGTGCAAGCAAGAAGGATATGGTAAGGCAAATACAAGAACAGCTGAATAGTTTAGTGCCTGAAGAGGTGGACTATACTCCATACCTGGTTGAACTTGATAAACCGAAGATAGAGAAGGACACCTTTTACGATTATGTGGTGGGAAGCTTTGTAAATAACTCCACAGTTACTTTTGATTATGTGCAAATTCACATTGCGATATACGATGAAGAAGGTAACCAAATTGACACGGTGTGGAAGTCGATAAGTGATTTGCTTCCTGGCAATATTTGGAAGTATAAGGCAGGACTGTTAACTCAAGATGCCTATCGGGCTGAGATTGTCGAGATTAAGGTGGATGTTTGGCCGTGGGAGGATTGACAGAAGCGAATAGTATGATATAATAGGAGCAGGAGGCGATGAGAATGAAAACATTGGACATGCACGGTAAGTTGGTCAGAATGGGAGCAAGCAAGGAGTGGTTTACGGTAAGGTTTGACAAGAATCTTGTCTACATGAACAAAGAGTTTGTAGGGAAGTATGCAGAAATTTACGAGCTGGAGAGAAAGAATGAATATTATGGGCTTACAATTGAGCGAGCAGAGTGGGTTATTTTATGGGGTGAAGCTCCTAAGGGAACATTAGAGGTAACCTTTAACAACCCTAAGAAGTTAGAGCCGCCGTTAAATGTGTATGCAAGATTTTACCTGATGCGAGATGACGATCATGAGGATGACAGTATTTATTTGGAGATGTAAAGGAGTGAGCATTTATGAAGATTGGCGAGTCGTATAACCAAGAATTGAAAAGCATGGCGTATAAGTTGGTAGGGATGGCGAGAAGCTTGACAGCGATGATTGATAGCGAGGGGAATGAGCAATATTTTACGCCTGATGAGATGGAAGAGATAGAGGCCATTTGCGATGCGTTGACAAAGTTCGCTGTGATGTATAAAGGCCGAGTTAATGCCTATGTGAGAAGGTGGAACAGGAAGCATCGGAAAATAGCGTAAAAAATGAAGGAAGGGCAGGGCTATACACCCTGCCCTTTGTTACCAAACGCGGAGGCGATGAGGTTGCACGAGTGTGCAGAAAGGAGCTTAACTATATGATACCACAAATAAGAGGGAAGTGCAATATGTCAAAAGAGTTTATTACGTGGAAGGATAGAAGTGCAAGGCATGAAGTTAAAGAGTTTACAAAGCCAGTAGTTTGCCCGTGGTGTGGTGGTAGCGATTTCTGGCTTGCTCCATGGGGTTGGGTTTGTTCAAAGTGCCACCCTAATCCAAATACATTGAAGGAGGTTATTAGAGATGACGGAAGAAACGCTTAAATTGGTGATTGATGTAGGGCTTGCATGCGACCTTGGGTTACATGAAAGCATAGTGCTGACGCAGTTGCATAAGTGGGTGGAGCAGTCGCCGATAGAGAGAGAAGGCAGAAAATGGGTTTATAAGAGTTTACGAGAGATGCAACTTGAAGCGTTCCCTTTTTGGGATCAAACCACCATTCTTAGGACAATTAACTCTTTAATTAAAGATGGTTACGTTATTGCGAGGATATTCGGTACAAAAAGCGTAAGAGCCAGAAAGTGGCTAACGATAAATTATGATAAAATTAGCTTACCAGACGATAAGGAGGTATGAGGGTATGAATGACGCTTATTCACAATTTTTGGCGTGGGAGCGTACAAGCTCCGATAATTTGCTGGTTAAGAAAACTTACGTAAAAATTGCTGGGGATTTGGTGGCAGGTGTATTGTTGTCGCAATTGGTGTATTGGAATATGCCCGATAAATATGGTAATACAAAGCTCCGAGTAACAAAAGACGGTGAATTGTGGCTGGCAAAGAAACGAGAAGATTGGTGGGATGAGTGCTGTATAACTCCAACCCAGTTTGATAGAGCGAGCAAGCAGTTGGAAGAGTTGGGGCTGATTGAGAAGAAAATATTTAAGTTTGATGGAGTGCCGACGGTACATATAAGGGTGAATTTCGATAAATTGTTGGAGGAAGTTACTCGGTTACAAGAGGAAGCGGAAAAGGAGATACAAGAAAGAAAAGCAGAATTAACCAAGCACACTCCGATTTTAAGGAAAGATGAAAATGGATTTTCAGGCCCGATTTTAAGGAAAGATGAAAATGGATTTTCAGGAAACATGAAAATGGACTTTAAGGAAATGGGCAAATCTATAACAGATACTACTACAGAGATTACTACAGAGATTACTAAAGAGAATATATGCGCATCCGATTTAGCAGAGCTTTTCAAACCTAAGGCAAAAAAACAAGAGAAGAAGAAGGAAGTTATCCCGTTGAGTGTAGTTGAGAAGGATCGCTTTGAAGAGTTCTGGCGGCTTTATCCAAAGAAGAAGGCCAAGCTGGATTGTATGCGGGCGTGGAAGTCACTTAATCCTGACGAGCAGCTGTTTGAAGAGATAATGGCAGGGTTGAAGCGTGCGATAAGTAGTAAAGAGTGGAAGGAACAGGACGGTAAATTTATTCCGTATCCTGCTACTTGGTTACGTAAAGGCCGATGGCTTGATGAGTATGAGGAAGCGGAGGAAGAAGTCGATCGGTGGAAGGTGTGGGAAGAGAGGTCAAAAAGAGAACTACAAAATATGTTGAAAGGAGCTGAGAAGTAATGAATACCGAGGACTTGGAACAGAAGCTTGAACTGAGGCGTAAAGAGTTCGAGGCAAAAATGGAGGCGTTGAGTAAAGCTCCCATTAAAGAGTTGGAAATAATCGACCCTACAATGTGCCCTGTGAATGGTACTTTATGTTATTGGGATTGTGCCAAAAATGGCTATGTGATGATACCTGAATTTCAGCCTGTGCCTGTAAATATGAAGTATGTGACAAAGAAGTGCTTTGCATTTGTGAAGTATAGGGATTTATTGCGTCAAAGCGGGTTAGAAGGGGAAGAGTTGAAGCATACATTTGAGCAGGCCGTAATAGATGAGTGGAACAGCGGTGTGGTGGAGTTGTTGAAAAAATGGAATCCGAAGCTTGGCCGTGGGTTGATATTGACATCCCATAGGACAAAAACTAATCCTATTGGTAATGGGACGGGGAAGTCTTATATGCTCCATGCATTGACTCATAAGCTGTGTAAAGAAGGTTATCAGTGTTTATTTTCACGTACGGTAGACTTCCTTGCTCAGTTACGTAAAGCGTATGATGAAGGAGGAAACGAGTTCGAGATAACAAGAAAATATGTGGATGTTGACATTTTACTTTGGGATGACCTTGGCAAGGAAAATGTGAAAAGTGACTGGGTAGCTGAGAGGTTCTATTACGTTATCGATAGAAGAATAACGTTAAATAGGCCTTTGGTTATAAGTACTAATTTGACCATGGAAGAGATAGCAGAGCATTATGGCAAAAGTAATTTCGGGCCAGCGATTGCAAGTCGGCTTGCTGGGAATTGTAATATACTTTATCTTGATGGGCCTGATAGAAGGCTACTTTAAGGGAGGTGTTTGAATGTTTCTTGCGATTTCTGACACGGTATTTATAAACACGGATTATGTGTCAAGTATGGCAATTGAAGAGCATTTTACCGAGGAAGGTGAGAAGTGGTTCGTTAGGATGTATGGCAAATTTGATGTGCCTGAGGAAGCGCGAGAGAGGGACGGAAGCATAATAGTTGGGCCGTTTGATACAAAGCAAGCTGCATTCCATTTTATATTTGGTGTAGAAGCGGACATTACATGTGAAGTTGAGGGGTAATATGGAGTTAGGGATTCAATGCGAGGGAAGTGTAATAACAGTTACATTAGACAGCGGGGATGAGCCATTAAAGAAAATTGTTTATTTGCTTTCGGACGTTCATTTTGATAGTGTGGCGTGTGATAGGGGGGCGGTAAAGAGGCATTTAGATAAAGCATTAAATGAAAATGCGTTAATCATTATTGGCGGTGATTGGTTTGATGCGATGCAAGGGAAGTTCGATCCAAGGCGAAATATGGATGAGCTTAGGCCTGAGTATAGATGCGAGAAGTATTACGATGTAGTTGTGGAGGATTCGGCGGAGTTTCTTAAACCGTATGCAAAAAACATCATAGCTGTTACGCAGGGCAATCATGAGCTGGCCGTAAGAAGGAACTCAAACACGGATTTGGTGGACAGGTTGGTATTCCATTTAAGGTTAGAAGGTAGTAAGGCCGTAACAGGTGGATGGAAGGGCTGGATGAGGTTCTTGCTTAGGGCGTATGACAGGAAAGGGAATATAAAAATATTTTACTCCCATGGTGGAACAGGGGCTGTAGCTCCAGTAACGCGAGGAGTGATAGCTACTAATAGGCAAGCTGTCTATGAGCCAGACGCCGATGTGGTGTGGAATGGGCACAGCCATACAGCGTATATTGTGCCGATAGCAAGGGAGAGGTTGTCGGCAAAGGGAAAAGTGTTTAACGATGTAGGTTGGTTTATACGCACGCCTGGTTACAAAAGGGATTGGGAGTTTCAAGATGGCTTTGTAGCTCAGAAAGGCCTTGGGCCTAATCCAGTAGGATGTGCCAAGCTTGAATTACAGTTCGGGGCACATACTTATCCGCAAGTAAATGCTCATTTGGAGATTGTGCCATGAATAGTAAAAGAAAAGGCAAGCGTGGAGAATTGGAACTTGCAAAGAAGTTGCAGGAGTATGGCTTTGAAGCAAGACGTGGCCAGCAGTACTCGGGAATTGGTGGCGATGATGTTGTAGGTTTAGAGGGTATTCACATTGAGT